CTGCATGATCCGCTGCGCCATAGTGGCAGCGTTAGGGTCACTGACTGGAATCACTTCCGTCGTGTCGTAGTCAGCTTGCTTAGCCTTGCGGTCACCTGTCTCAGGTGTATAGCTATAGTCTTCAGGAGCAAAGTCCCTGATGATCCCGCGCAGCAGCTTGAACTCCATCCGCATCGACGCATGAACCCGTGCCTGAACAGCACTCATGGTCTTCAACGTGCGCTCAAGCAATGCCAGGGTTGTACCGACAGGCGCGTTAGCACTCATGTCGCTGATGTTCATATCACTGATCGCACCCAACCGGCGACCTTCTTCCGTGATCTGATTCAGTAGTGCAAGCAGTGTCTGGCTTGGTTCTTTGTACGGCAGAGGCATGATGTTGTCACGCACTGCACCACTGGGAACGTCCACATCCCGCCATTCACCCGGAGCGATAGGCGTGTCATCGCCCTTGATCCGCAAGCCCCTAGCCTTCAACCCACCCGGCAGGTTGCTCAGCGACCCCGCATCGACTAGCTGCCTAATAAGTGAAGTACCAGCCCGAGCGTAACCCCCGATAAGATGAATAAGACCAAGACCGTAAGCGCCGAAGCCAGGAATGTAAGTGTACTGAACAAAATGCTGACGTTTGAGACGGTTTTTATCGTCCTCATTCCAATTGCGTCGGATCGAAAGAATCTCCTGCGTGCCACGTTCAATAGTGACAACATACGGCAGTGCAATCCCGTCTTCATCTTCATACCCCGGCATGTCGTAATCGACATGGATTTCTAATAGCTGGAAACGATCATCGTCAGTAAGTGAATAGCCCTGCTCTTCGGCTTTCTTCTTCTCAACGTCGGTAAAGATATGCACCGGATCGCCAAGGTCTACGTCCCGGTAGAAGCCCGCAACTTGCAGTTTCCTGACCTCGTTCTTGGTCTTGCGCATCACATGGGTGACACGCTCAGCGTTATAGATATTACTCGCCCCATAAGGCATAACCATATCTTCAGCAGGTAGGAAGATCGCAACCTGTCGACCCATCGCCGGGTCGTAGTACACCTTCTTAAACGCAGCGCCTGACAGCCCCAAGCTGTACAGCATCCGCTCATGCTCTGGCCGATACTCGACCATCACCTCAGTCAACTGATAGTTCATGTCATCACGAACACGCTCAGCAGCTTCTTCCTTCAGCTTGTCAACTGCACCGACAACCTGGGTCTTGACTGGTCCCGCAGCGGGGAAAGTCTCGGTAATCATTTCCGCTTGGAAGCGGATGGCGGCTTCGGTAAGAAGGGTTGAATAGACCCCGCACGCGCCGTTCCAAGGCTCAGTACGCTCCTCGTACTTCATCCCCAGCACTTCCAAGCCCTTGACGAACGCATCCACCCAGTCTTTGCGACTGTTAATGTCTGTCTCAACGAGGTCAAGCATCTCAGACCCAAGTGACTGCAACTCACCCTCAGTCATGTCCTCGGCTAGGTTGGCGTCAAACTCTTCCTCTTCATCCTCGCCAATCTCAATTTCTATTCCCCCCATAGCAATACGGACTGACTCTGGGTCTTCAATCTCGATCTCAATGCCCTCGCTCATACCCTCTTCAGGGTCAAAAGGTAAAGCTGCTTTGTCAAAGTTTGTAGCCATCATCTACCCTTAGTAGTAAGCAGCCCTGTGGCTGCTTTTAAAGAACCGCTGCTCTTCAGGCTCATCTGAAGGAAGCCTAATGAACCCACCCTGCCTGAACCGCAGCAAAGCTTGTGTCGTGGAGTCAACCAAGTCGTCGTTAGTGCCGCTCGGGAAGTCGTTGCATTCCTCAATAACTTCCTTGGCCCACCTGTTCCCAGGTGCCCACACTATACCAGAAGAAAACAAATCAGATACGGCATTGACCCTAGATATCTTGTCTTGCCCTTTGCCAGGGGTGAACTCACCCACTGGGATACCCATCCTTCGTAGTTCCTGATATAGGGCGGCACCGTTTGACTTCTTCTCTACAATAAATGCGTCAGGTGCCCACTCTTTATACTCTTCCAATACTAGTTTTTTTAGTTCTGGAAACTCAAGCCGACGCTTGATTGCATTAAGCAAGATAATATTATAATTCTTGGTTTCCTCATTAAAGAAAACCCCCCAGGTAGTTAATGCGTTATAGTCAGCCCGATTATTGGCTTCCTGTGCCGCATCCAAGGACATAATAATAAACTCGCACTTAGGCGGGTCATCGTGTTCCCAATCTTGCCACCACTCCCGTTTAATAAGAGCGCCTTGCTCCGCAGTCGGCTGCTGCATGTACTGGGCTTGCCAGTACCGGGGGTCCATACTTGCCTTCTTAGCAAGCAACTCCTCAAGCGACCAGAACTCACTCCAAAGCGGTTTGTCGTTCAGGATGGCAGGGAATTCAACCACTTCCCAAGGCTCGCTACCCTCACCCCTAGCCATCTGAGTGATCAGATGTCCAGTCAAATCGAGCTTTGACCAGCGCGTCATCACAACAATGATCGCACCACCCGGCATAAGCCGTTGAATTGGGCCTGATTGGAACCATTCCCAGGCGGGTTCAAACACATCCGCTCGCCCTAGTTTGGCATCTTGTTCCGAATGTGGGTCATCAATTATGAATAAATCAGCGCCACGACCAGCCAAAGCACCACCGACACCGATAGCAAAATACTCACCATTGAAGTTTGTACCCCATCTGGACGCTGATTTCGAGTCAGCTTGAAGCTCTACCTGCGGAAAAACGTCCTTGTACGGGTCAGAACTGACCAGATTTCGCACCCTGCGACCAAAATTTACAGCCAAATCCGCCGTATGGGAGGCCATAATGACCTTTTTATGGGGATATTTGCCCAAAAACCATGCGGGGGCGAGGTAACTTATCAATTCTGACTTCCCATGACGGGGAGCGATGTTGACAATCACCCGTTTCTTCTTACCGGCAGCAATATCTTCAAAAATGTGGGCTAGTCGGCGGTGGTGGGGGCCAACTTTGTACCCAGGGTACACATGAGACGCAAAATCCAATAGGTTATCCCTAGAAGATGTCTGGACATAGTCAGTTTCCCACCGCTTAAGCAACTCAAGGGTCTTCCTTTTGTCGCTATCAGCCATCGTGGGCAGCGCAGCCTTAAGCTGCACGATCTGTTCAGGAGCTAAACTCGTCAACCTCGTCCTCCTGGGTTACAACTTCAACCATAGGAACGTCAATTGTGCGCTGCTCAAGCTTTGCAATGGTGGCAAGCAGTTCTGCTTCCACTTCCTCAATAGACTGCTGCTTAATAGTGATTTCGGTGCGCTTCTTGAACGCATCAACGCCATCAACTTCGCCCAAAGACTTCAAGGCAGTGAGCCTTACCTTGCCATCTGGGTGGTTGGTTTCCTCGATCAGCCTATTAACTACGTACCGCTTCAAGTCGGCAAGTTCTTGCACAACGAGGGTGTCGTATTGGGAAACCAAGCCCGCTAGGTAGGCAATGGTTTCATTAGGGTAAATAGCCATATCCGGGCGGATGGGGCCATTCTTGATCAGGTCACCAGCTAAAGCAGTAGCTGCCGTTCTGTCGTCTTCGCCGGGGGCTATGGGGGAGCCGGTTAGGTCAGCAAGCAGCTTAATGGTATTCGCCCGCATGTCCAGTTCTTCCCTCATTGAAAGCTCTGGTAGAGCTTCGCGAGCGGATATAGGCAGGGGAACGTTCTGTTCTAGTTCAGGGTAGTAGGAGTCCATAGGGTAGGCGCACTAAGGAATGGGGTTATCTTATAGGAAGGAGGTAGGGGTGTCAATGGGGGGGTGTTGTATATATGAGGGGGGTGGGGTTGAATAGGTACAGTTTTGGAGGGGGGTGGGGGGTAGTTGGGGAAAAAATTAAGATGGTTTGTGTTCGTTAAGGGGTATGGGGGATGCGGGAGTCCCAAAGGCCACAGCGGGGGGTGGGGGGCGGGTGGGTCGGCGACTGGCTGAAAACTTGCTTTTCGGCTCGGGCTGTGCCTATAGAAGGACATCAGCAGCAATGATGCTGCTGTGTCACAGGAGGGGACGACATGTTCTCTTATAAGAAGGTTGGCGGTTTGCACTTCTTCAAGTGCGGCCGCGTTGGGTTCTCTTGCTACATGAGCAAGAGGAAGTCGCGTCAAGTGTGGCGTGACAAGAGCGGTGCATCGATAGCGGACTATGGGTTCGCGGTGTGCTTGGGTATCGTAGGCGGCTTGTCGCTGTTCTACGGTCTGTAAACCAAGGGGGCTTCGGCCCCCTCACATAGGAGAGCAACATGGATAAACCACAATCGTTGGGGCAGCTTCTTAGAAGCGCCATCGCCGCCAAGCCCCTGGGCTGTAAAGACCTTCACCCCGCATTTTGGGCGGGAGAAGACATGCGGATAAGGTTGCAATCGCTTGTCCTTCACTCAGGCTTGAGAGAAAGCCCGAACAAGGATGATATAAAAGCGGCCTTGGTACATGTAACGCAAGCGCTTGAGCTTCTTGGCCGTGTCCACATCAGCCTAGATTAAACAGCGGTGACAGCGGCAGGGGCTTCGGCCCTTGCCCTTTTTTTGCGCCGCCCTCTTTGATGCCAGTTATTTTTCGTCGGGCGCGTCAGAGCGCGGGCGCGAGCGCACGGGATGGGTTGAAGACTTGCAAAGCCCGCCGATTCATGCCTATAAATACATGTCAGACGATGATTCTAGTCTGACCCTTGCAACAGAATCGGGAAAGTTAGTACCATGGCACAAAACGCCAAAGCAGTCGCATTGTTCAACACAATCATCGATGATAACAAACGTAGCATAGACTACGCAAAAAAACGGACGGCAACGGCTCGCAGTAATCGGGCTCGCATCATCAAGCTCGTGACCCCTTTGGTCAACATGTTGGACGATGGAACGAACCATCATCTTGCCGTCAACATCCAAGGCTGGAACGAAGACGAGGTTTCCCTGTACATCAGTCTGCACGACATGGAAGGCATGAAAGCCCCTGTAGTGCTTAGTGTGCTGGAATACTTGAACGGATTGTTCAGCAATACTGACGAAACCTCGACCAGGGATTCGACCTCGTTAATAAATCGCGACTTCCACTTCAAGTCAGTGGAAAACAAATTGTCTGCGATGGTTGCAGTCTACGTTAAGTCTGATTCTCAGACTTGCAAGCAAGTGATTATCGGCAGCGAGACGAAGGTGGTCAACAAGTATAAGATAGTTTGCGACTGACCACCGCAGCTTGAATCGGCAGGGGCTTCGGCCCTTGCCTTTTTTTGGCCCACCATCTTTGATGCCAGTTATTTTTTGTCGCGTGCGTCCAGTCGTGCGCGGGCTGGCGTCTCGGGCAGCATCCTTGGGGGGTCTGGGACCTTGCATTTTTGCCCAGGGTATGCCTATATATACATGTCGGATGATGATTCTTAATCCGACCCTTGCAAATAGAATCATGGAAAGTATAGTATGAAGAGAATAGATAAGCCCGTGGATAATATTACTACTGTTGCTTTTGTCGAGTTTGTCGACCCTTGCAGTATGAAAGACGCAGGGTACAAATTCGTGCAAGGTCTTGAGTCTATTGAGAGCATTGCGCGATGGGTTTTGACTCAAGAACCGACCTTCATTGAAAAACGAAGTGAGGAGACAGTTAACGGCCTTGAAAGTGGCTGGGCGTTACGCTGGCAAGAAAAGCATGTAGCCGTGGAATATGATAGCGAATACCTTCCTAAGGTTGGCGGTGGTTTCGTCGCGACATTGGCCTTTGCAATGTCCTTCAGCCAACAGGCCTACGGTCAATTGCGGGTCAGCGAACCTAAGAAGTATGGTGTTATAAAGGTCATTCGTGAGGCGTGGTTGGACTATCGGGGCGCGAAGATGAAGGCCTTAATTGCGGCCTGCAAGGGTCTGGACAAAACCAAGAAAGAGAAAGCCCCGAATGCAGCCTTCGTTGTATGGGCGGAAGCTCAGTTAGTGGCAATTGCAGCCCGGTGCACTACGGCAGTTTCGAGGGGTGATGTTTCGGCTCACGCTGAGAAGGTCAAGCGTGCCAATGCGGCATGGCTGACAGAATTCCGGAAGTGATCTGACGGACTGAGAGACCCAGGGCTTCGGCCCTGGGTTTTTTTTCGCCCGGCTTTTCTGATGCCAGTTATATTTCTTCGCGCGCGTCTGGGCGCGTGTGCGTGCAAGCACGGCATACCCTAGAGCTTTATTTAGCATCCTTGGGGTACGTGGGATCATAGTTACGGGTCCAGCCCTCTGGTTCCAAGGTTCCAAAACAGCTATTCAAAACCGGAACCTTGGAACCGTTTTTGGAACCGTTGGAACCGTCGACACTATGTGTAACGAAACGTGGAAGATAACATGGCGGCAGAGCGTACAAATGTGTACTGTACACACGGCGGTTCTGGTTTATTTGTAAGGTTCCGGTACGGTTCCGGTCCGGTTCCAGTCAGCAGAACCGTGTTTTCCCTTTAGAATCAACGACTTACGAGCGACGGTTCCAATATTCCCGGTTTTGGATTTGAACACATAGCCTTGGGCGAAAAAACTGTGAGCAAGCATTGTTGTTAGCAGGGGTACTTTTTTAAATAATTTGGGGCACTAAATCGGATTTAATGGAGACGTTCAAAATCCTACTACCGGAACCTTGGAACCTTGGAACCTTTACATATATATATATATAATTTTATAGTATAATAATAAGAGAACTTTTTTTTTCTTCAATCAAATCAAGCACTTACAATTTCCTTCGTAAGCCAACACCCCGCAAACACGGTTCCAATTTCCCTAAAATCCAGAACTTGCCCAGAACCAAATCGGAACCCTGGTGCCCTTACGTAAAAAAGTTGCCCAGAACGCTTCGTTTACCTACAATTTAGTGTATAATGGGTATAGTCGAGGAAAGGACATCAAAGAACAGCAAACATCACGAAGCGCCGTAAACACAATCCCACATCCCTCAAGGATGTTAACAAGGAAGCTACCATGACCAAGAACACCACCACCACTGCCGCCCGCACCCCCATCGTGCTGAAGAAATTCAGCGCCGTCATGGATCAATACATGGCCCGCGTCGAAGAGGCCAACGAAGCGGATAAAGATTATTGCTGGTGCCACGATGTGTGGGCCTATGGCGGCGAGATCGAAGCCGACTACAAAGCCATCGACGCGGCGATGGCGAAAGCCAACCGCCTGGAAGAGATGCAGGACGCAGCCATTGAAGACGGCCGCACCGAGTACGCAACGTACTTGAATGAAATGATTGACGTTCTTGTGTTTGAGATTCATGCCATCGCCGGCAACCCCGGCCCCGTCAACTGCCACATTTATTTCTTGGAGTAAGCCATGAACCGCCCGACCTCATATGCCGGACACAAGAACTACAACCATTGGAACGTCAGCCTATGGCTAAACAACGATGAGGGGTTGTACGACCTCTGCTTGCAGGCAATCAACCGCCATCGGTTCAAGAAAAGCGCGTTGACTGCCGCTGCCTACAGCGTGATGGCATTCCTGCCCGAGGCGACACCCGACGGCGTGAAGTACAGCGCGAGCAGCATCCGTGCTGCCATGAGCGACATGCGGGAGACAAGCCACTACAAGATCATCAAGGGGTAACGTAAAAAAGTTACCTAAAGTTCTTCGTTTACCTACAATTTCATGTATAATAAGTACAGTCAGAGAAAGGACATCAAGGAACAGCAAACACACAAAGCGCAGCAAACACAATCCCACATAGGTCAAGGATACAACGGAGAAAGTCATGGGAATCATGAAGCAGATCGCAATCGACATGCAGGGCGACGAGTGGGAACACTCAGAGCAACCGCAAGAACTATCTAACGTAATGGTGGTGTATGTCGTCCTCACCAACGGCAACCCCACAAGCTGCCACACGAGCAGCGTCGGCGCGGACTTCGACATCTGGCTCGACAAAGCCAGCGAGCATTACCTGCCAGAGCAAGAACTGCAATCGGCAGCGCGTAACAAGTACCAAGTCATTCAGCTTTCGCTGAACGGCTAACCTAAAGGAAAGCATCATGGACATTCAACGCCCGAACCACATCACTTCCCTTGCCTCTAGCGGTATGCTGGTTGCGGTTGAAGTTAGCGTCTACACCGCAACGGTGCAAGACAAGCAAATATCCAACGAGGTCACAACGGCTAAGAAAGCCACTGCTGACAGCGGCAAGTTCACCAAGTACTTGCTCGCGGGTAACGCCACACACAAGGCGTTGCTCAACTACAGGCAGACCGTCGCGAACTGGATGAAGCGCGACTCGTTTCAGTGGATGGGTAAGTGGTACATCGTGCCAGCTATCAACCTACCCAAGTTCAGCCAGACCTTTGCCAGCCACAAGGTGGTGTTCGACGCGCTCAAGGAGAAGTTCAAGGCTGAGTACACCTCGATGAAGAGCGACATGGCCTTCAAGCAAGGCGACATGTTCGACCCCAATGCCTACCCAGACATCGCTACGTTGGATGGTAAGTTCTCTATGCGTATGATGGTGATGGATGTACCCAAGGGTGACTTCCGCGTTGCTGTCGCCGACGATCTGGCTGACGACCTGCATGAACATTACCAGCAACAAGTCAAGCAGATCATCGACAAGACGATGGCTAAAGCCGCCTCGCGCTTGGTGACCATCGCGGAACGAATTCGGTACTCATGCACTGAGCCCGAGGCAGTCATTGACGAGGATGGTGAGGAAAAACCCGGTCGCCGTCGCAAGGTGTACGACACCACGCTGGAGCAAGCCATCGACATCTGCGAGACCATACGCGGGTTCAACATCACGGGCGACCCCGAGCTTGAGGAGGCACGACGCGCATTGCAGGCGGCTATCGACGGGGTGACGGCGGTTGATTTGCGTGAGAGCGCGACGTTGCGTAAGGCTGTTAAGGAAGACATCAGCGACATCCTGTCGCGCTTCAAGCCCCTGGTTACTACTGATTGCGACGAAGGAGATGACGAATGAAAATCACTGTACGTATTGCCAACGTCTACGGCAAACCCACGGTCTACCCTGTGTGTGAGAAGGCTGTTCTGTTCACTGCACTGACGGGTAAGAAAACCCTATCCGGTGCTGACTGCCGGATCATGCGTGAGCTTGGGGTCAAGCTCGACTGGAAACAAAACGACGCCGACCGTGCGTCCTTTGAGGAGCCCGCTGAAAACTTGCAATCCTAATATTAGACGTAACCCCCACACTAAACCTTCACATCAACTAGGAAAATCATAATCATGAGCACAGCAATCAACTTCACCCCGATGGTGACCCTTGAGGAAGCAGCGCAAGTCATCGCTGCCACCGGTGACGTAATCACCAACATCCTCGTTGCCGAGCCCGGTATCGGCAAGACGAGCGTCCTCAAGATGCTTAAGGAAATGATGGGCGACGGGTACGACTACATCTACGTTGACTGCCCCGTCAAGGACATGATGGACATTGGCGCGTCTATCCCCAACCACACGCTTCAGACATTGGAGTACTACGTATCGTCGCTGTTCAAGCTATCGGGCGTCGGTGCTAACCGACCCAAGGTGATCCTGCTGGACGAGCTATTCAAAGCGCCCAAGCTCATGCAGATCATCTACACCCGGCTAGTTCTTGAGCGGATGGTTGGCGACATTCCCCTGCCCGAGGGCAGCTTCGTCTTCGGCACCAGCAACAACGCTAAGGATGGTGTCGGCGATGCATCGCTGGCTCACATGGGGTCACGGGTCGCTACGCTCTACATCAAGAAGCACACTGCTCCACAGTGGGACATCTGGGCAGCTAAGAACAGCATCCATCGCATCGTCCGTGCTTGGGTGTCGTTGAACCCGCGCTGCATGGCATCGTACCAAGATGGTGGTCAGGAAGATAACCCGTACATCTTCATCCCAGGTAACAGTAGGAAGTACGTGTGCGGTCGCACGTTAGAGAAGTCTAGCATCACGATTACTAGGCGCAATCAGATGTCTGAGAATGCAGTTATGTCTCAGTTGTCTGGGTTGATCGGGGAGAGTGCAGCGCGTTCGATGGCTGCGTTTATCTCTATGGAAGCGGACGTTGTAGACGTTCTGGATGTACTGAAAGACCCGATGGGCACCAAGGTGCCGAGCGATCTGGCACCGCAAGTGATGATGATGTTCCAGGCAATTGATGTCATCAAGACTCAGGATGAGTTGTCCTCGTTCATGAAGTATATGAATCGGATTGACTCGGCTGAAGTGCAAGCGATCTTCTTCACCATGCTGTGTAGGGATCGGGTCAAGCTGGCTCGTGGCAATGAGTTGGTGAGTAAGTGGGCGCGGGACAACTACGTTCTGCTGTGAGTTACCTGAAACAAACCATTAGAGGGTATTGACATGGACTTAGAAACAAGACTGAAGAAAGCGCACGTTGCGCTTATGCGTCACCCGGAGACTGCGTTTCACGGGGGTGTGATGATGATGGGTACGTCAACCGTCATCGAGGACGACACCAAGACTGCCTACACGGACGGGGTCAACAAGGCTTACGGGCGTAAGTTCTGCACGGGGTTGACTGACCCCGAGTTGAACGCCTTGGTACTGCATGAAAATCTTCATGTAGAGCTGCGCCACCTGATACACAACCGCGATCTGTTCAAAGAGGATCGGTCAATCGCTAACCAAGCAGGCGACTACGTGGTGAACAGCATCATTGTTCACCTCAAAGACAAGACGCTGTGCAAGCTACCAGCCCAAGGGTTGTACGACATCAAGTACAAGAACATGTCTATGCGTGAGGTGTATCGCATCCTCAAGAAGAAGAAAGAAGATGACAAGAAAGATGACAAGAAAGATGGCAAGGATGACAAGGGTCGGCCCGGTGATGGTGACAGTGATGGGGGATATGAGTTCGATGACCACGACGTTGACGGTCAATCAGCCGAGTCACCTGACGAGGTCAAGAAGCTCAACGACAAGATCGACAAGGCAATACGCGAGGGCAGCATCCTTGCGGGTAGGCTTGGCACCAAGATTCCACGAGCGATCAGTGAGAGCATGGAGCCCAAGGTCGACTGGCGCGAGGAGCTTGCTGAGTTCGTGACTTCTACCACTAAGGGTAATGACGAATATACATGGCGGCGCTACAACCGTAGAGTCATTGACTGGGCGCTGTTGCCTACTGTGGAGAACGAGAAGGTGGGCGAGATCATCGTGCCCATCGACACATCAGGTTCTATTGGAGATCGTGAGCTTGCGGAATTCGCTGGCGAACTGGCATCGATCTGTGAGTCAG